AACAGGCTCGGTTTCCTAGCTCCTCAACCCTGAACTTGACGTTTAAACTCGATTCTTGGGGTTTTGTTTTGCTTCCGCATCTTTTACCATTTTGCCTATTCCGACCCCGTGGCGAGGCTTCTGGGTGGCAAGGAATCGATTTTAAAGCCTTTTTGCTTTTCATCAAACTACCAATTGCGGCAACTCCAGTAGCGGGCGGAGGTCTTGGCTGGTGGTTTAGAGTCGCACTGATGCCTAGCTCTAAAGCTCCTACGCCTATCTGGATTGCTCTTCTTGATCGTCATCTTGGGGTCGCCGTAGCGGATTGTCTTACTTTCACCGCCTTGGCAGGATCTCACTACAAACTTTTTAGGTCCACCTGGAGTCCTGCGTGGTGAGTTACAGGGTAAATCTCTAGGATTCACGATTCATCTACCTCATCAGCGTCAAAAGCCTCAGGACAGGCATCGTGGAGCGACTGAAGTGCCTTCTGGTGACTCTCAAAGAAGCCTGACAGCCTATTAACCTCATCAGTCAGCCCTTCCCACTGATGCTCGAACACTTCAAAAGAGCAGTTTGCGTCCATATCATCGACTAATTGACCCAAGAGCCTAAGAACGCCGTGTAGTTGAGCGTTCTCCTTCTGAAGCAGGCTAATAAACCTATTCGCCAGCTTCAACTGCTCTCGGTCTTGGTTCAGAAACCGCCCTTCTTGGCTTTCATCATGCGCCACACCTTTGGGCTGATGGTGCTTTTGGATTTAGGACGGCTAGTGCCAGCCTTGCGGCGAGCGTTGATGTTGGCGTATAAACCAGGTTTAGCTTTGTTCATTTCGGTATTGTACCACACCCTTCACCTGATCACCAACTTCGTTGTTCAGCAGGTGTAGTGGCCGTTTTCATTTTCAAAACACTTACGCAAGATTTGATGAACTCATTTTTACCCAACTACCGCAGAAAAGATTTTGAACTGCCGCAGCAATACCGCAGAAATACCCCTATAAGGGGTATTTCTTGCGGTAGTTGCGGTAGCGAGCAAAAAGCGAATTGTTGCGGTACCGCAGAAATAATTGTTGCGGTATGTCATTTTCTTACGTAAGTCGCATTTCTGCAAAAACCATTATCAACGACTTACGGAAGCTGAGTGATCTCCCATCCCTGCCCATTTTTGCTTATAGTTCCGTCAGCTTTTGCGGAAGCAAACAACTCCTGAGCCTTGCGTTTTGAGCATCCAGTTGACTCAATAATATGGTCAATACAATCGTTATAACCATGCCCTTTCGGCCAGTCTTGAATGGCTTGTTCTATGGTCAATTCTGGCCTTCCCCTACCCCTATTCTCTGGACCATTTGACTCCTCCCAGGCCATCCACTCCTCTGCGTGCTTAAGCCAGACGTGGGTTGCATACTTACTTTCATGCAAATCAGTATCACCCTGTGGCCAAGGTATGGCAGCCCTGCCTCCACGCTTCGGGAACGACAGCTTAAAATGCCCTTCCTTGACCGCCTGAAGGTACACAACGGCTCTTGCCCAGTTAGTAAGCTCACTTGACCCTATCCCAGCGTATGCCAAGTCGTACAGCACCTGTGAATGCTGCCCCTCCTTGGGTGGCTTGGGGGTGTGATGCATTACCATCCACGTCACACCAGTCGCCACGCTGATCGGGTTTAAGCAGTGTCGCAGGAACATCGTCATGTTCTCTTGAGCTAGGGCATCTCCACCCATGAACGATAGAAGCGGATCAATCCAACATAGGTCTGGTCTATGCACGCCAATCAGTGCGGCTGCCATCTTTGCGAAGTCTGGTCCTGTCTTTGTTGAGTCCCTGACAATAATCACGTTGGCCAACATCATTGCGGATTGCTCATCCGACAAAGTAAGCTTGGCTTTAAGGTGTCGCAGTACGCCTTGAGCCATCTCAGCAACGTCACCAAGATCATTCTCTGCTTGGATGAGCAGACTGCGCATCGGTTTCTTTGGTGTTATTCCAAGGAACGGTAAACCAATAGCCCAAGTCATCATCGCTTGAAGACATAGAGTTGACTTACCTAGTCCAGACCCGCCGACCCAAACGCAACTACCACCCTTGCACAGCCAGCGATTACCCAGAAGACAATCGTTGTCATCTTCAGCCTTAAATCCAAGGATGTCTGACCATGGGGTTTGTTTCGGAAGATTCATGGCCTCCATGTGTGCCTTCCATTCGCTCCAACTGCTGCGACCAGTGTTTGTGGCGAGCAAGGATTGATAGGAGTTTGCCAGCTTTCTTGGCGCACCTGGGAGTCTGGATAGCCTCGACGCATCCTTGTTCTTCGGATCTATGTCGAACTGAGCCATCTTGGAATACAGATATGCGACTCGTTCTTGATGCTCCTTAATGTCCTTGGCATCTACTTTGACCCAAGCATGAACTGACCTCGATCCAGAATGGATGACAACCGAGCATGGCAATTCAAGCGCGTTGATGATCGACCACTGCTCATCCATCGTTCCACTATCAAATTCAATTAGGGCATGGCGAAAGTTTGTAACGTCATCGGACTTCCTTGAATCTCCGCATGGATTGATGCAGACGTACGCACCAACGTACGAGTCGGGAAGCTCCACGCCAGAATGAAACTGATCCAGCCACTCCTCGCGGGTCTTGATCGTTCCCTTGCCTGACGGCCTTTCCGACTCGTCTTGGTGTATAGCTCCGACAATGCAAACCCGATCCCCCTCATTGAATGCGGTTAGCAGGAACCGCCTGACATCATCGGCGTGATGGCTAGGCTTCGGACATGGTGACAGCTCGATTTTTACTGGCTCATTCGACTTAAACGGACTGAAGCTCAACGGCTGTCTTGCCGACCTTCTGTATGCCGACTTAACCGCTGCTTCTATTTCTCTCTCTCGCAAGCCAGACGCAAGTGCTGATGGGTACAGCTTGTCAATTGCCGACGACTCATCGAGTCCAGCATCCCTCAATTGCTGTGCGGCTAGGAACAACTCCTCGTTGCGTTGCCCCTCATGCGCTCCGTTTGTTATGAATTGCTGTGTTCGTGTTGGTAGCTTCATCTTTCCTTTCCCTGTGGCATTTGAAGCACACAGTAGTTAAGTTTTCTAAATTCATTGCCCCGCCATTAGCAACCGCAATGATGTGATGGATCTCAAGATTTTCATCCGCGCCGCAAATCGTGCATTTGTTATTACATCTTGCAAGGACTTTTCTTCTTATGCTTGTCCAGGTTGATATGGGTTCGTGCCAATCCTCAATCTTGTTCCAAGATGTTTTCTTTCTTGAATGCAACCATCGCATAAAAACATTATGCGTTTCAGTCGCCCTAATATATCCCTTTCTGTACATCGACAGGAACATATCGGCACAATCAATTGCTCCGCTTATGTATGCGCGATCAATATCGTCGCTTATAAATTGTGGGATTTTTATTGACGCAAGCTGTGAATAGCTTTGCGGTCTGCTTGTCGATGGATCAACACTTCTGAACCACCGAATGATTTCTTCATCGGTCATTTTCTACCAACCTTTCTGCCTGCTTCTATATCACTACTATTTCTGTTTGCAAGTCATGTCCCTTTGTTTCAGATGTGGTTAGTAGCACACAGCCGCAGGATCTCCCTGCGTACCATTCGGGACATTAAGTTCATATAAAATTCAAACTGGCTACTGATTCAAGAGGGGAACAACACACTATGCAGACACCCCGCCGCAGGATCTCCCTGCGTACCACATCGCCAGTTTGTTATTTAATTTTCTTTGCCTTGAGCCAAGTTGTTAAAAACTTGTGATCTTTTTGTGATATTTTTTTACCTTGCTTTATGTCTGCAATCAGCAAACTTGCGAGCGATTCCATCTTTACAGCGAGTGATTCTAATTTCATTTAGTTGTTTCCTTCCTTTGTTATGGTTGTATGCCACGCCGACTCTGCTCTGCTTGAATTGCAGCGTCAATCTTTTTTAATTCGAACATAGTGAAGAACTCATCCCTACACTTAGGGCATTGTGTTCTTGTTATGTTCTGTACTGTGAATGGCTCGTCGTTAAGCTTGCAAACCGAATCCATCTTGAGATCGCCAGTAAACTCAATCGTGTTTGACTTGCGACAAGTAGGGCATAGCTCTGCTGGTTTCTTCAATGCCTCCAATACCTTGTCAACCTTCTCAACAGAAGTCCAAGGCAGAGTTGTGTGTCCGCACTTGGGGCATCTGTGTAGATCGAGGTCTTTAATAGTTTCACCTCCTATATGGTAGTCCTCGACTATTGCCTCATAAGTTCCTTTCCAGCATTCTGCACACAAACCCTTCGGCGGTAGCATTCCATTCTCCATCGCAAGCTCGTCCATGCCCTTCAGCATTCTATCCGAAATATCAGAAGGTCCATCCTCAAGCCAGCAATCGTCTTGGGTTACGCAAAGGGTGTAAGTTTCCTCGCCCCAATAGAACTTATGCTTTGTGACTGTCTTGTCGCTCATTTGTTCCACTCCTTCCTCATCTTTTTAACGAACTTCTCGCATCTGTGCTTTATCCCATAAGTGGGACACTTTCCTGCCTCATAATTTGGATCTTCATAATCAAGCATTGAAGATGTGAACTCAACCAGTTGGACGGCTTCGCCAAGGTTTTTGTGTAGCTTGTTTACAAGCTTTAATAGTTTCTTTTCATATTGTGTGTTTTTCATATTTGAGTTTTGGCATTTACCCAAAACCAATGCAAGCATTATTTTTTCGCTCCATTGCTGAAGTCTAAATCAACAGCCTTCTTGCTGGCCTCAACAATATCCTCGGCCTTGATGTTGCGTAGTGCATTGCACCATAGCTGAGTCTTCGGCGTGCGGTTCGTCGCATCCTTACACTTAGCTTGGGGCAACCCAGCGTGCGGACGGCAAGGAGCGTGTGGGCAAACATCTGGCTTAAACACTGAGACGTTGAGAGGGTAGAATTGCATTCTGTCAATTGGATCGTACGACCCCCACAGCGACACGCACGGCGTGTTCAGGCCAGCAGCGATGTGATTCACAGAGCTATCTGGTGCCACAACAAAGTCAGCGTTTGCTACGACTGGGAACAGTGACCTGATCGCCTTCGTCGTGTTAAACAAATCAATGACGCGAGGATGATCGACGTGAAAATTGTTGCTGTTGTCCAGTCCGATGATTACTGCGTGATGCTCTGGGAAAGCTTCAAGCAACGCAAGCACCGCATCCTGCCCCATTTTTGGCGGGTAGGTGCGGGTTGGTCCACTCGAAGAAACGTGATAGGCAAAATACTTCTCAGGCAACGGCCACCTACCCAAAGCCTTCAGCTCTTCATGGTCAGGCTCAATCAGGTGCAGAATAGGCTTACAATACTTCGCCATCGTCTTCTCATCCCACACACCCATCCACTCGTAAATGCGCTTGTAGCAGTTGCCAGGACCAGTCCCAAGCTTTGTGTCTCCAACCTGACCGCTAAATAGATCGTCCGTGGGCAGGTGACTATCGTAGCTATCCCACGCCTCAAGCGTGCAAGGCAGCGGATATAACTTTGCACCCAGCCCAGCGTAGAGAGGCAGGTTGCGAGCAGGCGCATAAACATCTACCACACCACCCGACTCCTGCACCAAGTAATTGACGAATGCTGTGGCAATGATTGCATCCCCAATCGCACCAGCCCGATACACGGCTGTAGCACCACCAGCCGACCTGCTCTTATAGTAAGGCTTAATCTTATGTGGACATGGAATTGATTCAGTCCAGATCCCTCCAGTAAGTTCATCTGGAAGAACGTAGGTGTTGCGAACGTGAAGTAAGTTATCATCCACCTTGTGGATTGAGTTTGTGTTATTTGTCCATAGTTTCATTTGTTATCCTCCATTACTTGGTTGATGCATCTGATGATTTCTGACGCGACTTGCGGGACGATGGCGTTACC